AATCTTCATTGTTTGAAAAACCATTTTCTTCAACGTCTAAGAGAAGGTCACGTTCGGCAACCTTTGCCTCTTTAATGGTTTTAAAACCACGGCGTGTTGTGCGTTTTTCTTTTCCAGTAGCAGGGTCTATGCCCAGGTATGTTTGAAAGAGATATCTAGTCTCTCCTTTTTTTGTAATGTATTTTTTTATCATAAAAAAGTCCTTTCTTTTCGATTGCTTGCCCGCATAGTTGAAAAGGTGTAGAACTTATGATAAACTATAGTTGTATTTTTTTATCATCCTTTCCATTGCTTGCTTGATGGAAAGTTGAATCCTCACACTCAAGATTGCCGTCGGAGAGTGCGGGGATTTTTTTGTTATGAGAATTTCTTGATTACTTCTAAAATCTCAGTGGCATAATTTGCGACTTCGAGGGGAGTAGATACTGGGAAGATGCCCTTATCACGAATTTCGATTGTGCTTTTCTTTGAATTTGAACGATAACGTAATACCCATTTTTTGATATTATCGTCAACCAAAACATTGAAATAGCTTCGGTTATCTCTGTAAAATACACGTTCTGGAGATATAACATCTTTAGCAAGCATTTTAACAACAGTATAAACTTCTAACTCAGCAGGAGTTGTGATGATTTCGTCAGCGACTTCAACAACCTCTTCGGGTTCAGTTTCAGTTTTTGGAATATCGGTTGTTACTTTCGTCTCAACATTTGTATTCAGTGCTGCACTTAATTTTTCATTAACTCTTTCTGTGATGAATTGATTAAATCCTTTAACGATGATTGGAGAAAATGTTGTTAAGATATTTTGAGTCACACGTCCTTCATAAATTTCTGATGTTAGATATCTGAGGAAGCTATCTGAAGGTGTAGTGATATTTTCAGTCAGAAACGCTTTAAGATTGTTGAGGTATTTCAATTCAGAAGCTGATGAAACAATATTATCAATATCAAAATTCTCTTTGTGGAATTTGATAATCTCAGTAAATTGGTTTTCTTTGATGTCAGTAATATCTATTGTCAAGAATGGAGTTGTATCCATTTTATTCGGTTCGTCTAAATCAGTAAAGAATTTATATTCTCTACCATTTGTCAAGATACCGAATTTTGATTTAGTAGTTACGAAATATCTGAATAGTTGAGAGTCGTGCTTAGTAAGGTTTTCTGTGATTGATTTGCATTCGATTAGGATTTGAGGCTCACCATCCAAAATAATCGCATAGTCGACTTTTTCGCCTTTTTTAATACCTACATCGGCAGTAAATTCTGGGACAAACTCAAGAGGGTTGAATATGTCATACCCAAGCGCTTGGAAAAAAGGCATAATAAAGGCGTTTTTGGTTTGCTCTTCATTTGTAATACTTTGACTAAGGTCTGCTACACGTTTGCCGACTTGTTTTAAATCGGCTTTTACTTTATCAATTTCCATATTGATACTCCTTTTTTTAATTTACTAATGCTAAATACTCTTCTTTAACCATGATTTCATTTGTCATGGTTTTTAGATTGTAGTAAGACATGAATTTGAGGTAATCAAACTCTGTGGGGTCGTCTAAGTTTTCTAGTGCGTCTTTTACGAGATGATGGATCATATTCCTATCAGCTTCGTTTTCACAGCGTAGACGGGCGTTCTGGTACTCTGAGCGTGTGTGGTCTTTGTGTCCAAGTTCGTGTAGGGCGACTTGGATTTGTTGTTCAGGAGTCAAGTTGTGGTCAATAGCGAGTACGTTTGTGTCTGGATTGTAGAAACCGCTACTGTGCCAGTTTGAACCGTCGAAGAGACAAAGTTCTACTTGATATTCTTCGCAGAGTTTAGCGAGTGTCATAGCTCTCCTTCGTTATTTATAAACATCTCTGCGGTGGGCGATTTCCACGGCTAGGACGACTAGTTTATCGTCTTGGATATCACAGATGATGCGGTAATTCTCTACTCTGTATCGCCAGTAACCTGCAAGGTTGGCTTTTAATGCTTTTCCATGTTGTCGTGGATTGGTCGTGTTTTCAATGTTTTTAGCAAGCCAGGATAGGATTTGTTTTCTGGTTGGGGTATCTAGTTTTTTAAGTTGCTTGAGAGCTTTTTTATCAATATCTAGCCGATACATTAAGCAATATCCTCTCGAGTTAGTCCTAGTTCATCCAAGACCTCATCCATGGTATAAGTAACTGGGTCGGCTAAATACTCCATATAGGCTTGGTCAGCTGCTCGTGCGTCTTCGATATCTTCCATGAGTGCCATGAAGTCGTCAAAATCCATGGTCGTTGTGTCGATACCGTGTTTGTTTAGGTAGTCCGTGATGTAGGAGTTTTTTTCTGTGAAGTTGATAGTGATAGTCATTAGCGTTCTCCTTTGCTTTTGAAGTGGGCGGATAGGACGGATGTGATGAAGTCGATATCATCTTCATTTAGTGGTTTCCCGTCAAATAACATGGTGTTGGCTGCTGCTTTACGTAAGTCTATGATTTGTCCGTTTACTTGAGCAAATTCATCACTCCCGGCTATAGCAGGGTTATCTGTTCGTCCGAGCAGGTAGTCGGTGGATACGTTGAAGTAGTCGGCGATTTGTTGTAGCCGTTCGGCAGAAGGTTGATTCCTCTTCAACCCATACAAAGAATTTTTGCCTAGTTTTAGTTTATCTTCTAAAGCATTTAGCGAAATCCCTTGTTTTTCACATAAATCTTTTACGATTTCAAAAGTAGAAAACATTGATTTATCAGCCTTTCTAAGACATGACAAAAAATATTTTATAAAATACGCAAAAATTAGTTGACATTATTTTGCGTTTACGCTAAAATAGTTTTTGTAAGTTAATGAGTTAGTAAAAAACGAAGTTAAAACTTATCTAAAAATAAATAGCTTTAGCGAGCGAGTAAGTTGATAGCTATAAGGTTTTATCAAGGTTTTTAATTATGCTTTCATTTTAGCAGATACGCTAAAAGCTGTCAAGCGTTTTATAAAATAATTTACTAGCTCTTTAACTTAATTAATCAAAAAGGAGGAGGTCGCATGAGCCAACAACATCGTAAATGGATTGAGCTTGTAAAAGAGCGAATTGAAAAACGAGGGTGGTCACAAACGGATTTGGCTATCGTTGTGGGTGTTAGTCCATCAGCTATCACGCAACTTTTCAAAGATGGCAAAGGAAGTGATGACTTGAAGCTTCGCATTAATAAAAAATTGCGAATCAACGAGTCGTGGGAGAAGTTTGAAGAGTAAAGGAGAAAGAATGATTGAAAATAAGCGAAGTAAAGAACAACGCTTTCTATCAGATGCCTCAGTGGCTTTATGAACCACCTTACAATGTACTGAGTGATAAAGCGAAGCAAATATATATGTTTCTCTTTGACAGGAGAACATTGTCAATTCAAAATAAATGGTTTGATGATAAGGGTGATGTATTTGTCTATTTTACTAATGAGCGACTTATGGAGAAACTAAATTGTAGCAAACCTACGATCATTTCAGCTAAGAAAGAACTTGCTGATATAGGCTTGCTTAGAGAAGTTAGGCAAGGGGTGAATAAGCCGAACCGTTTATATATTTCCGGAAGTAAAAAAACTTTACCTCAAGAAGTAAAAAAAGTTGACCACGGAAGTAAAAAAACTTTACTTCAAGAAGTAAAAAAAGTTGACACAATCAAGACTGATAATATCAATACTAATTTATCAAGACTGAGTGAACCAGATGGTGCTGGTGGTAACTCTCTATATAGTATAGAGGACGCACCAGCAGAAAACGACCTTGGTATTGTTCACGATTGGATTTTTTCAGAGTTTGGAAGACACCCAACACCATTTGAGATTGAGGACTTGAAATACTTCTTACAAGATCATAGTAAAGAGGTTATCAAGTTAGCAATCAAGGAATGTGTGGGAAATGGTAAACCTTACTTCAAATATCTGGAGAGTATCTTAAGAGACTGGAAACAGAAAGGTTTAACTACTGTTGAGTTGGTGGAGAATAGGCAGAAACCGAAGAGGTCAAGTGGGAAGTCAAGCAGTGAGTTGAGATTGTCAGATGATGGTTACAACCCACGACTGGGATTCTAGGAGGGTGCTATGCGAGCAGTATCAAGAGATGAATTGCAGGGTAGATTTTTACAGATTGAAACCTTGAATACTCAATGCCCTAAGCATGAGGGAGTCTATATGTGGCGTTCAGTCAACCCTTGCACGCAGAATGTGCTGACTTATTGCCCTGAATGTGAACAGGAGAAAATCAACAGTCAAGCAGGCGAACAACTTGCTCAAGCTGAGGCTCAAATCAGAAATACACGGTCTTACTCTTTATTTTCTAAGGAGAGCATCATTCCACCTGATTTACAAAATGCCACTATCGGCAACTTTGAGATTCACACAGACCAAGATGCTGAAGCAGTTAATTTCGCTAAGCGTGTGACGGTTGACTATGTGAAGGAGCGATATGAGGGAAATACGATTATCAGCGGTCCGCCTGGAGTTGGTAAGAGCCATCTAGCGGTTGGAATTGCCAAGACGCTGAACGAGAGTTTCCAGAAGTTCCAGTTGAAGCGCTCAGTGGTCTATATTCCATCCATGGAACTATTCTCACGGATGAAAGACGCTTTTAGATACAAGGATTCCAAGTGGGAAGAAAGACGGACTATCCAGTTCTTGCAGAAGGTTGACTACTTGATTTTGGATGACCTTGGAAAAGAGTCAAGTGTAGGCGATGAAATCAAGCAGGGGAACAACTGGATGCAAAAAGTCCTGTATCAGATACTTGAAAACAGGACGAACACGATTATAACTACGAACTATGGAGGCAATCACTTGGAGCAACTTTACGAGAAAAGCCTCGTAGATAGAATAACGAAAGGAAACATGAAGACTAATGCGTTCAAATTTAGCAATGAAACAGAGTCTAGACGCACCTTGTCAGCAAGTGACTACTAAGGAGCGTCAGCAGATTATTGATCAGTTCGAAACTATCCACTACGAACTATCTGACTTGCTGAAAGATAAGTTACTGAAAACTGACGGCTACCAGTTCACAAGAAAGATGAACGAACTAAGAACTTTTGCTAGAAATGGCGGAATTTATACGATTTAGGAGGGAGAGTTGTGAGTAAACTTCGAGGTTATCGAGTTATGTTAGGACTAACTCAACAACAGATGGCGGACAAGCTGGGAATTTCTTTGCAATCTTACAACAATAAAGAGCTAAAGAAAACGCCATTCAATGACAAAGAACGCCTAGCGATTAAGTCAATGGTTGCAGAAATCAAACCAGACATAACCATAGACGAACTATTTTACAGCTAAAAAGCACCTGACGGCAATCAGG